TTATCAAGCTGTGCTTTCTGCTTTTCCTCGCGCAGGCGGTAAATCTCGTCGGCTACATCTTCGTAATCTGCCTTGGAACTGGCCAGCTTCAAAAGCTCGGTTTGAAGCTCCTCGAGCCGTTTGTCGATAGTGGACAGTGTCTGGTCGTTCTCATTGATTATGACCGTTTCGATATTATTCTGAAGGGTGACCAGGAATGCATCCTTGTCGCACAGCGCCTGATTGATGGCGGTAACCAACACCTGCTCGATTTGGCTTTCTGGCACCGTTCTGGCATCGCAGAACAGGCCGGTGTTTTCCAAGCGGCTGACGCACCGCCAGACGATGGACTTCTTGCCACGATTGTTCCAGTGAACCCTGCGGAACACCTCACCGCAGTTACCGCAGATAATCATCTGGGCGAAGCAGTGGTTGCTGCTGAAAGTTCTGTTCTTCCCATTCGGGCTGGTGTGGACAATACGGCGGCGGATAAGCTCCTCCTGCACCTGCATGAAAATATCACGCGGGATGATTGCCTCATGGCTGTTTTCCACATAGTATTGCGGAACAAGGCCGTTATTCTTGACACGCTTTTTCGTGAGGAAGTCAACGGTATAGGTCTTTTGCAGAAGGGCATCCCCGATGTATTTCTCGTTACGCAAAATCTGGTTCACGTTGCTGGTATGCCATCTTTCCTTACCGGCTCCGTTTAGAATACCGTCCGCTTCCAGACCGCGAGCGATTTTGAGCATGCTGGCTCCCTCAAGGTATTCCCGGTAAATGCGTTTTACGATTTCAGCTTCTTCCGGCACTATTACAAGATGCTTATTCTCATCCTTTGTATACCCGAGAAACCGAGCGCAGTTTATCTGGATTTCGCCCTGCTGGTAGCGGTACTGCAGACCCAGCTTGACGTTTTGGCTCAAAGACTGGCTCTCCTGCTGGGCAAGTGACGCCATGATGGTAAGCATGACCTCGCCCTTGGAATCCATAGAGTTGATATTTTCTTTCTCGAAAAATACCGGAATATTTTTGTCCTTCAGCTGACGGATGTATTGCAGGCAGTCCAGTGTATTTCGGGCAAACCGGCTGATGGACTTGGTAATAACCATGTCGATATTGCCCGCCATGCACTCGTCAATCATGCGGTTGAATTCCTCACGCTTTTTGGTGTTGGTTCCTGAGATGCCGTCATCCGCATAGATGCCAGCTAATTCCCAGTCTGGGTGACCATTAATGTAAGCGGTGTAGTGTTCAATCTGCGCGTCATAACTGGTCGCCTGCTCGTCGCTGTCTGTGGAAACGCGGCAGTAGGCAGCAACGCGGAGCTTCGGTTTTTCTTCGCCCTTGCTCTTTCGGGTATGCTTCCTTGCCGGAATTACGGTTACATTCTTACTGACCTCCATCTACATTCACCTCCGTTTCTATCAGACTGTAGGCGTATTCCGCCTGCTGGAATGGGTCGTCAAACCACTCTGTCCCTTCGCTGATGCGGAAGGCAGTAGGATAGACGACCTCTTTTTTTGCTTTTGGTTCTCGGATTCGGCCGAGTTTTTTCGCCCGCCTGATACGTTCCGCTTCGGCAGCCGCAAATGTGTCCGGGTCGATAAGAGCCGGATAATATTCGTTACCGAGATAGCGTTTATTCTGGAGCATCCTGCTGATACCTGCGTGAAATGCTATAATTTCAGCTTTTTTTGCTGCCGTTGCCAAAGAATCGCCGGTCAGATAGGACTGAAACAGGATTTTTATCCGCTCGGCAGCTTGTTCATCAATTACGGCTTTTCCGTTTACAATCTGGTAGCCATATGGAGTGTGGCCCATTTATCTCACCAACCTTTCTTTCAGCGTAATGCCGCATCTTAATTCGAACCCGATTTCTGTTCGTGAATATACAAGAATCCGCTCCACGAAGCGAGTAAACAGTTCTCCGTCAAAGCTCTTCAGCATTGCCGCTTTTGTGGCGTATTGCAGGAGCTCGCTGACCTCATGCAGGTTAATATTGTCGCTGTTTATGAAGCGGGATATGGATTCTTTCTGGCGCTGTATGCGCTCGGCTTCCTGCAGAAGTTCATTGTTCCCCTTATTGTAAACGGCAGGCTCAAGGTAGCCACGGGTCTGTAGTGTAACCAGCACCTTTCGCTGTTCCGCGTTTTCTTCGAGCTTTTTATCGAGGGCGCGTAGCTTTGCCACACTGTCTTCGGAGTTGATACCGCGAAGGCCCATTAACAAGGGCCTTAAAACGGTTTGATGACCGAATATGAGCTTGTTCATCATAGTAACAAACGCATATTCAAAATCTGACTCCGGGATGTATTTCATGGAACATTTCTTGGCGTCCGCTATATGATTGGTACAGCACCATGCGATATTATGCCTGCCGGTGGAGTGGATGCGACGTTTGAATTTGCCGCCGCACTGACCGCAGATGATTTTGCCTGAAAACGGATATCGGTTTTGGTACTTATCCTGATATTTTTCAACGCCTTTTTCTTTGCCGTGCTGTTCAATGATAGCCTGCGCGGCATCGAAATTCTCATGGCTTATAATCGCATCATGATGATTTTTAATCAGGAACTGGTCTTTTTCACCGTAATTGTAGTGGCGGTTGAAGTGCGTATCGGTGTAGGTCTTTTGAAAAATGGCATCGCCGGTGTATTTTTCATTACCGACCATTCCTCGAATGGTTGTCGCCGTCCAGTGGCCGCCTTTTTTGGATGGCACATCGCGGCTGTTCAGCTCATTTGCAATTTTGCCGGTACCATTGCCGGAAAGAATTTCGGAGAAAATAAAACGGACTATTTCCGCCTGTGATTCGTTCATGACCAGCTTTCCATCAGCAGTATCGTAGCCGTAGGGCGGATAGAAAATCTTGAAGGTCCCGTTTTGAAACCTGCGCTTTACCGACCATTTGCTGTTTTCCGCAATAGAGACCGACTCACTTTCGGCCAGTCCACTCAGGATTGACAGCATGAGTTCACTTTCCATTGACCCAGTGTTGATATTTTCCTTCTCAAAGTAAATGAAAACGCCGAGGTCAAGCAGCTTCCTCACCAGTTCCAGACAGTCAGTTGTATTCCTTGCAAACCGGCTAATGGACTTTGTTACGATGAAGTCAATCTTCTTATTCTCACAGTCGGCAATCATGCGAAGCAGCTCCGGCCGCTTTTCCTTTTTTGTACCGGTGATGCCCTCGTCATAATAAAGCCCGGCAAAATCCCAGTCAGGATTTGATTTGATGTAGGATTCGTAGTGCTTTATCTGTGTGTCGAGACTGACCAGCTGATCGTCACTATCGGTGGACACACGGCAGTAAGCCGCAACCCGCAGTTTGGGACGCTCTGTAAAATCAGATGTATTTTCAGTGATTTTCGTTACCTTTTTCAACTTTTCACCTCCTTGTCAGTGTGACATATTACCTCTGAAGTTCAGTAATATCAACGGTTTTCTGGCATAATCTGTGCCAGAGCTGGTGAGAAAGATTTGCGGTTTAATGTGGTTATCTTGTTGAATTCCGACAAGGAAATAAGTCCGTTTTGGAGCATGAAAGAGAGTATCCGCTGTGCCCTTACATAATCTACTTCGCGCTGCAATTGCTCCTGCGGAACAGGTTTCTTTTCATAATTGATTTCTGGTATTACGCCAGTAATATTGGCCATGTGTTTTTCCTCCAGTCTAAGAACCTCTGTCCTCACAACTCACTGGAAGATTTCAGGCTGTTTGGACGAAAAAAGAGCAAAAAAATAATGCCTACCAGAGAGAAAATCTCCAATAGGCATTACTGCGATGTGTATATGGTTACTCGCTATACTTGACAAAAGCGTCAGAGAAACCAGCCGCCTTGACCTTTTTGAGCATAGCGTCGGCGTTTGCCTTGACGGAATATGCACCGACCTGCACACGGTAATATTTCTTCGGCGTGTCAGATTCAGCGGTCGTTTCCGCTGCCGCCAACCCAACCTTGACCGCAGCGCGGAAGGTATCCATGGTCTTGCCAAACTTAGGAAACCAGTGCATGACATCGCCGTGATTACTGGCAATCCCCAGCTTCGCACCCTCCGAGTGACAGATGATATCCTTTTCTGTCAGCCCGTATTGCTTGCAGAGATATACGCAAAGTTCTACGGCTTCCTTGTAAACGGCAGAAAAATACGAGGCATCGGTCAGACCGTCCTCGCAGATTTCAAAGCCGATGTGCGTATCATTACCGGAGCCTTTTGCACCGCTGCCGCAGTGCCAGCCGCGCATATTCCACGGCAAGGTCTGGTACGTTGCGATGGAGCCGTCAGCCAGCTTTCCGATGAATCCGTGAACACAGACCTGACGGCCGTCCGGCGTATTCTGGTTCCAGTGGTTGCCGTACTGGTTTTTGCCAAGCAGCCCGTCGTCCGGGCCGACGTAACGTTTGAGGTTGGGGTTGTTCGCCCCGGTGGAATGCACCATGATACCCTTCGGCGTAATGGTCCGGCCCGCCTTGTAGCAGGCGTTGTTCGTCAGAATGAGTTTATGCAGATTCATAAAAAGCACCTCACAGTTTAAATGTAAGCCGCAAGCGCGGCCGGGTACAGATGGTAGGTAAACTTCAGATCGCAGTAAGCGGTCGCCGATGTACCGTTGCTTCCAATGCGAGCGTATAGCCCGTAGCCAGCAGGCACTCTGCTTTGTCGCATAGCGATCTGAGCGTGCTGGGCCTCTGTGGAGCTATCCGCGCCAAGTGGTGTACTTCTCGAGATGCGGGTAAAGGTCTGCTCGTCGTTTGAGATATAGAAGTCCAGCTCTTTTTCGGTGGTATCCGATTGGCGGCATATAGTGACTAAGTGGCAGTCATAAGGCACCGGGATAAGCGGATCGTCCTGACCGCCGATTACAATGCTGCCGATGGGCAGAATGGTATGCATAGGCCCTCTGATGCTGCTTGTGCCGCCCGAGCCGAGGACATTGCCCGACAAAACATACCGCAGGTGCGGCATCCGAATGAAAGCGTTGATGGTTGACGCGGCGGTGGAGGTCAGCGTCAGGGTGGTATTGACGTCCTCTGCTTTTTCTAGCAGGAACAGGCTTTCTCCGGGAGTAACGGAAATGTCCCCAATGGAAAACCTCTGCTTTGTCCAGTACCCCGTACAGGTGGGGTGCGGATATGTTCCGCTGCCATATGCGATGTTTTCCGCATCCTGAACGCCCCGTATGGCTTCGGCAAGCTTTTTGACGGTATCGCTGAGATTGCTTTGAATCAGTACCTGCACGGTATTTGCCGCCGGACTTCCCAGTGCTGTAACAAACAAATAGGTCACGCTGTCCATCACTATATTGCTGCCCGCCGAGATTTCGGTAAAGGTGATGGATGCTCTGCGGCTTGCCATATCCGGTGCCGAGGCCGTTTCCACCGGGTGCAGATGGTTGAGGATAATCCCCGTTCGGGTATACAGTGTGTCACGCATGCTTTCCATCTGGTCATGCGTGGTACCAAGCAGAGTATAGTTATCATTTAACAGGTTGTACGTAAGATTGAGCAGAGCGTAGGTGTCATTCACGTCAATTGCGGCGAGAGCTGTCAGTACCTGATTCAGCCATTCCTGCGCGGGCGGCTCCGGCGGTTCGACAATTCCATCCGCAAGAGCCTCCTCCACGATGGTGAGTACCCGCACGCTTTTTCCGACAACGTCCTCATGGGTAACTCTGATTTCCAGTTGTCCCACGCCGACAATTTCAGTTTCCGTCGAACCGGGCGACCAGATCAGCACGCCGTCCGCATAACTTGTGACCACGGGATAAGCGACGCCGTCCGGCCGTTTATAAATTGCGGTCAACGTCTCGCCGGGATATTCGTCACCAAGCAGGCTGGAGACATCAAACTCCAGATTGCGAAAATGGTTCTCACCCTGCCGACCGATGAACACTGTCGCAGCTTTTGTTAAATCAATCATGCTCCGTCACCCGGCCTTGACGAATCGTCGCTACGTCCATGAAGCTGCTCCAGAGCCGCCTTGAGCTTTTCGGGAATGGGCAGCCCCAGGTGTGCCGCATTTTCCAGCATGGACACGCCTTCGTTGGAGCAGTAGAAAAAGATGACGGCGGTACGCAGAACCTCGCCGTTGCCGATGAGATAGATGTCCATAATGTGCGCGACGCCAACCATTACAAAAATCAGCACCTTTTTGCAGATGCCCTTGAAGCCGACCTCGCTTGACAGCTTTTTATCCGAGATGGCGCACATGACACCGGTGATGTAGTCCACAACTACGAACACAAGCAGCGCGTACAAAAAGCCGTCAAAGCCGCCGAAAAACCAGCCGAAGAAGCCGCCGGCCGCTGCCACCAATATTTGAATCCAGTTCCATACTTCTTTCATTGGGAGTCCTCCTTTTGTTTTGCATATGAAAAATGCGCCCCGCATCCGCAAAGGCGCATCATCCATACTGTGTTAAAGTGTCAAAATCAAATTCTGAATCTGCTGCATCACATCCGCTTTTGGACGTCCTGCTCCGATGGGCAGCCACGTTATGGGCGGGATATCAAAAGCCGATGAGGAATCGAAACCGTTAACCGCCGTAATGACAGGCTCGATGGCTTTTCGAAGCTCCGTGATGTGGAACGGCCAGTTTTTGACCGTAGTCTTTCCAGCGGAAATGTCCTCACTCCAAGTTGCGGGATACAGTCCGTAATAGCTTCGTACCGTGTTTACAGCGGTTCGGAGTGTCTGAATATGAGCCGCTTTCACATGGGTTTCATTCGCGGTAATTGTCTCAAATGGTGTCGTCAGTATTGTAAAAGTGCGGACAACCTCCGGACTTGCCGACTCGATATCGCTGTCAAGGCAGCGAATGGTAATGGAATGACTTCCCGCCGCCAGTGTTTCCGCCTGATAGACTGTTTTAACGCCGTTTCCAAGGTATCCGCTCGTGGAAAACCGCTCGGGATTGTCCACACTGTTCATCCAAGCGCCCGTATCGATTTTTACTTCCACAATTTGCGACTGGCCGTCCGGTTCGACGCCTGTTGTAATCATAAAACGCGGTGTAGTATTGCAGCTGGAACCACCGGACGGCGGGCAGACGATTACCGGAGCAGACGGAGGACTGTTTTTCTTTACCGTCCCGCTGATTACATAAGCGGAAACCGCGTCTAAGGTATCG